ATTGGTCTATTCATTTCATTGCGTCCTGTGTTGATTTGATATCCCGATAACGTTGCGCGTCATCGGCTTGTTTTAGGTCTTTGTCGTCATCCGCTTGCGCTGTGTCGTCCTCATCCCCCACAAGCTCGTACCAAAAATTCCCGCGTGAATTATATTGCTTCATCAATCACCCCCTCCTGATCTAACGATTGCCCACGCCATATAACAAAAACAGCACCATACTACAATTGCGATAAAGGTAATCATGGTATGCAGGCTCCCAGTGTATTGGGCGCGTAGGTGTTATTGACTTCGCGCACTTTTTCGTAGCACAAAACGCTCACCAGCATGAGCATGAAAACACAGCTTGCTAACACTAAAATTTTATCTATCGGCATTTTACGTTCCTTATGTTTAGGTCTTGACGGGTGTACCAGTTCCAGGCTACTTGCGAACGGCGGTTAAATTCAGTGAGGTCTATTTTTTTGGCGACCAGCTTGCGCCAGTTTTCGGTGCATTGGCGTTCCAGGATTTGTTGCACTTCTCTACGGCTTAACTTCATGGTGTTGCTCCTAAGTTTTAGTTACACGATAGCGGCCTATGAAAAGCCGCTACAATTTAACTAAAAGTTAGCTAGTTCTTCATCTTGTATGCGTCCGTTTTGATGCAGCGCGTTTTTAACTTCTTTCGGTAATTGGGAAACGCCGTCATAATCAATTAATTGGCAACTGCTTTCAGAGAACAATAAATTTCCTGAAATTTCCTCGCCTAAAATGTTGTGCTCGAAGTAACCGCAATTCGCTTTGCTATCAATTCGAATGGTGTATTTTTTGGTATCTAGTACTTGGTTGAAATTACAGTCTGACATGTTTTTTACTCCCTGGTGAATGGGCACCCTTTCTAGGTGCCCGTTGGTGGATTAGGCGGTTTGCTCTACAGCGGTATATTGCTTGCGGCGTACTTCCTGGCTACCGTGGCGTGCGCGTATCTTGTCAATGTCCCAATTGCCACGGCTTGCGGATTTCCATTCTTTGGGGCGGTAATGCCACATGGCTTTGACGGGTGCCCACTTGTAACCGGCTTGCTTTAAAATATCCTTGTGGGGGCGTGTATCACCGCTTACCCATATCCAAGCGCCGCAAATCTCAATCGTCAAGCCTAGATGTATAATTGCGTTGATAGCCGCGTTTAGTTCGCTGCCGTAGTTCTCTGCGCCTTCGGCTTCGGTGTTTTCCAAAACGCTTTTGTCAAGCCCGCGTCCGCCTTCTTGTAAAGCCGCTTTTAGCTCGTCATAAGCAATGTTTACAAGCTTCATCATCTCGCCGCCCGCGGGGTTTCTGTCTGGATGGTACAGGCTGCAAGCTTTACGGTAAGCGTTTTTGACGTTGTCCAACGTTGCGTACTTTGCGGATAAGCCTAAAATGTGTAATGCGTCTATGTGTTTCATGATGTACTCCCATACATTGTTTGAGACTGTATGTTAACACACTGTCTACATGTACACAAGGGGTGAGCATGGGGTAATATTCATTTATGGGCAAATATAACTCTCCAACAGGCGGCGGTCGGTATCTGGAATTTACTCCGGAAATCGGCAAAAAAATTAGTGAACACTACAAAGATACGTTAGTGCTATCGGTTATTGGTGGCTTAGTGGAACGTGACCCCAAAACGATAAAAGGCTGGATTGAACGTGGCTTTGCTGATCATCAAAACGACATAGATTCCGATATTGCGCAGTTTTTCCGAGAAGTAAAGAAAGCCTGGGCAGAAAAAATTAATTCGCTCGAAAAAGAATTGCTTGCTTGTGGGGAAAGATGGCAAGCGTTGGGATGGTATCTTGAGCGCACTACTCGCAAAGAATTTGGCCTTAACGCAGAACTAGACGAGAAAATCCTAGAGCTCCACCAAAAGATAGAGGAACTATCGCAGCACCATGCCGAGAAAAACGGACAAACCGATAATAGCGGAGTGTGAACGGCTGGTGCTCTCGCATTTCCAATGCAAAACTAAAGCCATGATGTGGTGGTCGATTGCAAATCCCATGCTGCATGGTATGCGTCCGCTAGACTGGATCAAAGGCGGGAATGCTAAAAACTTACTGAAACGGATTAAAGGGGCTCTACAATATGGCGGACAAGAAGTGGATACAAAAGGCAATAAAGAAAAAAGGGGCATTGCGCAAGGAGTTGGGGGTGAAGAAGGGCGAGAAAATCCCAGCGAAGAAGTTAGCGGCAGCGGCAAAGAAGGGTGGAAAACTGGGTAGGCGTGCGCGTTTGGCAGAAACTTTGAAAAAAATGCGTAAGAAAAAATAATGCGAAAACACCAATTCGAATGGGTAAAAACAAAGATACCGGCCTGCAAATGTACCTGGGATGAGTTGCGGTATCGCCGCGTGCCTTGTAACTACTGTAAGACGGCTTTTATCAAATACGGAATTGATCTATACAAAAGCGCTATATTTTGGAAGGACAAAAATGATGACAGAGGAAACGAAAGAAGAAGAACAAACAATAGTTCAGCAGATAGCAGAGAACCACAAGAAGCACGCGAAGAAGTACTCAGTTCAGGATAATTCACGCTATCAGATTGATTTAGTCGCCATTTGGGGCAAGTTAGACCATATCGAAAAACAACTAGAGAAGCTGGTTAAACTTTATGATAGCTATATTCCTGTTCTACAATCAGGCAACGGGGAAGCAAGATAAATATGCGTTTTCTAAATATTTTCGTCACGTTGATTTATATACTTTTGCTCGTAGCCATTGGGTGGTGCATCGCTTTGATCGCCATGGAGTGTCGTACTTCGTGTCGAAATTCACCAATGGAGGGCAAATCATCTCCCACCTCATCGCAGTCCCTAGTATTGTACGCATAGTTGCCCTGGACGTTCATACAAAGACTAACTTTCGCTGGTTGCCGCTTTGGGGGCGCACCTGCAATGAGCTTGCACGATACCTTTCAGGGGTTGACATCGGGTTAACCTACTCCCCTCGCCACTTATACGCCAAGCTGCTACGATATGACCATAGACGGAACTATGAAATTCTTACCCTTTGGAGGCGGCATTTATGGGTTTCTTCGGCGGAAATAACGAAGATGACGACACCAACAAGCTGATTGAAGAACAAATCATGCAAAACAATCAGCAGATCGAGCAAGACCGTAAAGCATTGGCCGATAGACGGCTAGAAATCATCAAATCCCAAGGTGCCCAAAACTGGCAACCAGGTCAGCTTCCCCGCCCTCCCGGTGGCCGTCAAGCGCGTATGCCTCTCGATGGTAGTAAAGGGGGCAGGCACTAATGGAATATCAAAAACTAAACGAACGCTATCAAGAAACGAAAATGTACAAAGACCGCTGGTTGGCATTATATAAAGATTTGTACTTTTATGTCATTCCTGATCGAGATGCGTTCAACGTGAAATGGAACTATAGAGATGATGGAAAACCCGTCACAGTACAAGTTTGGGACAATACGGCGGTCTTGGCGAGTTACCAACGGGCAAATGATTTACATGGTTTGCTACTGCCAAAGGACAGAGTATGGGGAAAGCTTATACTGGACGAGCACACTTTTGACAAAGAAGCGATCAAAGCCAACCAACCCATGATGGACGAAATCAATGATCGGATATTTTTTTACATCAACCAGTCAAACCTCGCCCGTGTGGTTAGTAGTAGCAATCTTGACTTGGTGGGTGGTACTGCCGGGATGTGGATTGAATCTATTGATGATGTCACCCCTTTGTATTTTCGTTCAATACCGGCTGTGTGTTTGTATATCGAATATAGCACTGATGATGTTTTAAATACCGCCTGGTATCAGTGCAAATTCACAGGCAGGCAAATACGCGATAATTTCCCTAATTATCGAGGGATGAAGTTGGCGGCTATCATGAACTCGCCTAATGACATATTCATTGTGATCTATGGCCAAATAAAGATGTCTGAGGATAAATACTTTCTCTATGCCGTTATGGAGGATGACCCCTTCACGCCGCTTTGGGAGACCGAACGCTCCTATCCGCAAATGATTATCTATCGCGACCGCGTGCGCCCGGGTGAATCAGATGGCCGCGGGGTGGGGGTAGATATGCTACCGATGATTCGTGACCTAAATACTACGGTACAGTACCGACAAAAGAACCTGGCGTTTAAAGCTAATCCGCCGATGTTCTATGATAGTAATGTGTATTTTAATCCTTATTCGATTCGCCAATGGTCAGGGGCGATGATTGCGCGTAATCCGCAAGGTAGAAATCCCCTTGAGCCGTTGCAGATGCCGGAGTATCCCGATGTTTTTAAAGTTATTGATGATATGCGCCAGTTCATCCTCAAGGGCTTCATGGTTGACCCCTTGGGAGAAATTGCTAGCCCAGTTAAGTCAGCAACCGAAATCTCCATACGTGAGAATCGTGCACAGCGTAGCGCAAGTAGCGATATTGCTCGGCTTATCAACGAGCTTCCCCGGCAGATTTACGAAGTCTCAGCAAGGATATTATCTGAGCGTAGATTACTTACGAAAGATAGATCGGTCACTTTACGAAATACTCGCCGTTTTAAATTTGACTACCAATCTCCACTTTACGATCTACAGAAGCAAGACAACCTCAACCATATGGTTACGAGCTTCCAGATTATGCAACAGTTCTTTGGCGCAGGTTCCCCAATGGCTGTAGCTGATCTCACCAAAGTCAAAGGTTATCTGCGTGAATGGCTTAATCTGCCTTCCAATATTTATATCAGTGATGAGCAGTTGCAACAGTACCTACAAGTGGCCGCAGAGCGTGCGCAGCAAGGCGCATTGCCAACGCCAAGTACAGCAGCCGCTCAGGTTAAATTACCACCCATGACAGGTGTTACCGTATGACGTTAAAGCTAAAAGCCTTATTAGAAGAAAATAAAATTACGAAGTTTGAATACAAAACCTACATGATGTATTGCTCGAATGACATGGGGCGAGAGTATTTGAAAGATGCCGTTGAATCGTCCTTTATGGAAGAAGCGATACAACCTATGGAAGACTGCTTTGCCTGGATAGACGGTAGAAAATCGGTCTGGCGCGATATCAAGGTAATGATTAACAAGGTGCAATATTTAATGGAGAATAATAGCAATGACAGATGAGAACACCGAGAACCAACAAGAGCAAAAACTCTGGGCGGGAAAATACCAAACCCCTGAAGAAATGGAAGCGGCCATTGCTGCAAAAGACAAGGAATATTCAAAACTCTACAATGAACACCAAACCATTAAAAACGAAACCCAAATCCCCGCATCTTATCGCAATCCAGATGGCCTCGATCTTGATGCAAATGACACCAAGGAAATACAAGCGCTTGCTCAGGAGGCTGGGCTTACCCAGGCGCAATATGAGCGCACCGCTAAGGCAATGGCATCTAAGTACAAAGCCATCGAATCAGAATTTGAAAACTCAAAGCAAGAAATAGGCGAAGAAAAACTCACGATCTTGCAGGACTATGTTAAAAAGTTTTATCCTGAATCATTACACAATACTGTGCTAACCAAAATCATAAAGGACAAACAAGCCATGAATGACGCATTGAAAGACAGAGAAGCCCGCTTGAATAGCCAAGCGCCGGGAATGAGCTCAGGCGGTGGTGGACAGGCACCAAAATATGATGGCCAAGCCGAATGTTTGGAAGCGGCTAAGGCTTATCATAAAAACCCTACTCAAGCAAATAGGCAGAAGTACATCAATGTTTGCAATGAAGTGGGTGCAGAGCGGTTTAAAGATAAGGTACGCGGCTAATGTCGGGCTGTCATCCTCCTGGTAGTGTAGAAGTGCTTCCTACCTGGCAAAAATTGCTAGAGATGCTGATGCAGCTTGAAAAGCGCATCGAGATACTCGAACAACGCCAAAATCCAGAGAAATACAATGCAGAGTAACTCAAGAGATGCCGTTATTGATCATCCACACCACTACAACAACAGTGGTATACAATGTTCTTGTGGAAGGCCGATTGAATGTATTGATATCACAAGCCGAATGGATTTTGTGATTGGTAATACAATGAAATATCTTTGGCGCTATAAAGATAAAAACGGGTTGGAAGATTTGCGAAAGGCTGCCTGGTATTTAAATTATGCGATAGAACACTATGAAGAAAAATGTCTTAGTTAAACGTTTAAGTAACTTTCCAGAAATAGAGGCCAGGATGATTCACAAGCTCTGGCTTCTGGTGCGTGAGCGTTACAAGGATGGAAAGTGGCACGAGTTTAAAGGCAAGTTCCGCGTCAAGGGCAAAGAATATGGCTTTGAATGTATTTTTCGCCTGGACAACCAGTTTTTGTCTTTCAAAGAAAAATCTATTCGTGATCCAGAAACCCGGTTAATATTGCCGGCATCCTTGAGTTAAGAATGGCTGACGATACTAATGGCAAGCAATGTCGACTAAGCGACCCCCATTGGAAAAATAGGCTATTCTTACAAAACTATAAAAAGAGAAAACACTATGGAATTAAATTTACTACCTGCTGATATAGATAAATTCATAAAAGAAGCCATCCTTAAATCTGCCTTGGGAAAAAATATTGAAAAGACAATAGATGAAGCGGTTTCCAATGCTGTTAATAGTTATAACAGCCCAATTAAGCAATTAGTCAATGAAGTTATTCGGGAATTAGTGACGGAGCATTTGAAGAAAGAAGAAAACTCAAAACTCATTATGGAAGCTATTACAAAAAGAATTACTCCTAAAGCTATTGAAGATATTCTAAATTATGGTGTCCAAAAATTGCATGAGTATGTTAGAGAAAGTAGTTACTAATTTATGGTGACGGTAGCCTAATCTGGTAAGGAGCGCGCTTGTGATGCGTGAAGATATGGGTTCAAATCCCATCCGTCACCCCTCTTGCCACCCCAAAACCCCAGGCATATACTAGCTTTGTCATCCAAAAAGCTTCTTTTCGATACCCTTTCTGGATGGCCTTGACGTTATCGGCTCGCTGAAAGCGTACCCCGGTAGATGTTCAACAAAAGAAATCCTTTGTTGTTCAACTATTTGGGGACAGAATCATGGTCAATCAAATTAATGAAGCCGCGGCAAGTCAGATGTTCGACACCGAGGTTACGCTTAAATACCAAAACCACTTACGTCTGCAAGGTACTATTGACGAACGTCATGGCACCACTGGTACGACCTTGAACGTACCCGTGTCAGACTTGATCGAAATGCAAGAATCCAATTTTGCACCCGTGGATATCCCACCTACCCCAGTCAATGAAACCAACCGTCCGGTTGTGACTAATGACTTCCATGTCAAGACCGTCATTGGTGGTGGTGAAAAGACCTTGTTTAATTTCGACAAGATCGTTGACCATGCCAAGCTCCATGCATTGGCTGGCGCTCGTAATGATGACTTCATCAAGATCAATGCAATCTATAGTGATCCGCAGGTCGGGACGATTAATACCATCCTGAATAGCGTTGGCGCTAACTTGGGCTTGAATGAAGGTAAAATAGCCGCTGGTATTGCCTACTTGGAAAGCCAAGGTGTCGATATCATGGACTACAGCGTTTCATTGTGGGCTCCGGCTCTGCAAAAAACGGCGCTGTATGACGATGAACGTGTCGTTAGTTTCTTCTACAATGATGTGAAGCCATTAACTGATAACCGCATTGTAGGTTATCTGGGTGTGGATATGCGCTTCCTTGGGCAGAATGGTATTAACCAAATACCTTTCACGGGCGTGACACCGCCTGCGCCTGGTACAACTACCTGGTTGGTACCAATGGTTCACAAAGATGCAATCGTCCAGTCTTATAATCGTGATGTAGCAACTTCTATTACCTGGTTACCTAACCAAGATCGTTGGGAGCTGTTAACTTATATGACTTCTGGCGCGTTAATTATTCAATACAATGGTATTGTGTTCTTAACTTGTCAATTACCATTCTAAGGAGTAAACGCAATGAGTAATTTTTCTACTTTTGGTGTTGTTGCCCAGCAGTTAGAAGGAACAGCGCCCGTCTTATTCTGCGCTTCAACGCCAGATAGTCTTGCGGATGTATTGGCCGCTGGCTACCTGGATGACAAAGCTGCCTTGATCAAAATGAATGATTTGATCTTCTTAAATTATGCCGATGTGAGCTCTTTCCCGCTCAATGTCGGGGAAGCATCCGTCTTTGGATTGTTTCAGGTTGTTTATGATCCCAATGCTAAACATTGGAGTTTAGTCCAAGCCAATCTTGCGCAAGGTCAAAGTCAGTTAGCTGCCGCAGGTATTCATTCTGCAACTTATAATTATGCGGGTGGCGTGACTACACCTTTCACCTTCCAAGATGCTCGATTAAATTCATCACAAATTGTATTAGCACGTTGGCAATCTAGTGCGAATGCAGTAGGTGTTCAGAAAGCAACTGTTGGAAATGGTTCTTTAACAGTTTTACCCAGTGGCGATCCGGGTGCATCTGTTTTGGAATATATTGCTATTACGCCGTCTGCTTACCTAGAAAGCTTAGGTATTCATGCGTCTTCCTTTAGTTCTTCTGGAGTCGGTGCAACACTTACTATTTCTGATCCATCCATCACAGCAAATAGTGTGGTAAATGCTAATTTTTCTAGTAGCGCTAATCCTGTATTGGTGCAGAAAGTCACGCCAAGTGCGGGACAATTGGTAGTATTATGCGATGGTATTCCTGGTGATTCTGTATTGGATTATGTTGCGGTAACACCTTCTGTTGCATTAACCGCATTAGGTTTTTATGCTGCTAAAGCATCGGATGCGGGTGGTTCTGCAACCGTTACCATCACAGATGCGAATATTACACCAACTAGCATCGTATCAGCAGATATTGAAAGCAGTTTTAGTGCCGTTAATGTTGATAAGGTTACCCCAGGTAATGGTTCGTTGGTTATCTTAAATAGTGGTGATGCGGGTGCTGCGGTATATTCCTACATGGCAACACCTGTTCCTGAATAAAATTAAATCACTAAGACAAGGGAGGGCTAATGCCTTCCCTTTTTTTTTACTGCTATAATGGGTCATCAGCAAATGGGCAGGGAAGCATCATGGCTATTACCAAACTCGATACGGTCAACCAGGTCTTGAATGAACTCGGTTTTCCTCCGGTTGCCATTCTCAACCAGACTAATCAATCACTTCTAATATCCAACAAGTTAGATATTCTTCTCCCCGAAATGCTTGAGGAAACAGACTGGAACTTTGCCATCAAGTTTGTGTTCAATAACACACCATTAACGACCACTATTTCGCCTGATTTTCTCTATAACTATGAGCTGCCGGGCGATTATAACCGCCTGGATAGGTTTTCCTGGCGTTCGGGCAATGGATGGCTCAATTACTCCTGGCGTATTATTGACAATGTCATCATGACCAATGTACGGCCTATCCTGTACTACTATGTGGTGAATGATGCGGATTATTCCGTTTTTGATTCTGTGTTTTGGCGGGCGCTTGTGCTTTATGCAGCCGCAGAATGTGCGGTGATTCTCACGCAGAATGAAAAGTTACAGCGTCAACTAGAAGCAAAATACCAGCAGAAGCTTTCACAAGCCGTTTTACGCAATGACATGGAACGTGAAGTTTGCTCTACCCCCTATAATGATTTTGATCGTACAGCTTATTTTTAGAGGATGGTTATGGCAACAACAATGGTTCGTCAGACAATGTTCAATACCGGCGAGGTTGACCAAACCGTTTGGAAGCGAACGGATATTGATGGTTATTTAACGGCCGCGCAGTCACTTTTAAATATGGAATGTGGCACCACCGCGCTTGCCAAGAAGCGAAAAGGCTTTCGGTTTGCCAGTAGCGATATGGCACAAAGCGCAAATGTCACCGCCTATGCCATTCCTGAATCACAAACCTATGAGTTTATCGACAAAAACGGTAATTATTATTTGTTACTTTCTGGGAATACGATTTTTGTTATTTTTACAGTTGACATGACCACGGGAGATATTACATTTCTACAGGAACTCACTGGGCTGCCTTATATGGCGGCAGATTTGTTTCATATTGACTATAGTCTTGATAATGACAGTTTGATTTTGGTTAACCAAAAATACCCACCCGCGCGTATTTATATTTCCAACTATGTAACGCCTACCTTTGCCTATCAAGCTTTGTTGGGAAACGTTGCTCCCGTCCCTAATATTTATCCATTGCCAGTTTATGACTTTGGCACGATTGACTACAATAATTTTGTTGTCACGATGTCCTCTACGGATGCCGGTGCGCCCGGGTCAACCTTAACTTTTACGGTGACGGGAACGGGTGCCGGTGCATTTACAACAGCCTGGATTGGCGGTCAGATTCTTGGAGCAGGCCAAAATGTTACGCAACCTATTGGCTATGCCATTATCACCAATGTCGTTGCTGGTGTGGGTACAACGACCTTTACGGCGATTATTCAGATCCCCATTAACCAGGTAACGGGAGCCGGCCCTTTTACTTCGATTGGTTCGCAGTTTTCTATTCGACAACCCATTTGGAGCGCCGATTTGGGTTATCCAGGCGCGGTTGCTTTCTACCAAAATCGTGTATGGTATGGCGCAACACCTAGTCTTCCCACCACCGTTGCAGGTTCAAAAGTTAATGCACCTCTTAACTTTGATGTGGGGGCGGGAAATGATGTCGATGCGATTGTTTACACGATTGGGCAGACCGATACCGGCAAGATATTGTTTATGAATGGTGGCAAGCAATTAGAAATTTATTGCACCAACTTCGAATTTGCTTGTCCTCAAGACCCCGCCGTTGGATTAACACCCGGTACGTTTGCGGTAAGGCAACAGTCAAGTTATGGGTGCTCACCCATCTTGAAACCAACCACCTACTTGAATGATTCGTATTTTGCATCAAAGACGGGTTCTGCATTGATTAACTTTCACTTTGACGGGATTGGGCTCACCTACAAATCCAGTAACATCTCGATGCAGTCTTTGCATTTGATGAAAAACCCCTTTAATCGCGCTTTGAAACGTGGTGATTCACAAGACCAAGATAATTTTATCTACTTTGCTAATTCTGATAACAAGACGATTACTTCTTTCCAATTTGTAGCGGAATATAAACTTGCCGCATTAACACCCGTTGTATTGGGTTATGGTAGTCAAGAGACACTCATGGATACAGACCCAACCAACACCCATTTAAGTGTTTATGATATTACGGTTGTAAATAACCAAATTTATATCTTGGCGAAGTTTGATTTGTCGGGCGAGTTTACTATCCAAATCATGGACGATGCGTTTCGTATGGACATGGTAGAAGTCACCCCAACGGTTGCGCCATTTAGTGTTAATCCTCCGTTGGGCATCGTCACGGGATTAGATGACTTTAACGGGTACTTTGTGAATTTTGTTTTTAACAACCAGGATTTTGGTGGTTCGCTTGATATCAATGGTGATCCTGCGGTAGTTACAGGGGGTACCGCGTATGTTTACAATCCGATTGGTGCCGCATTAACGGGTGCCATTACCGCTGGTATTTTGTATGAAGTTGATTTAACACCGATGTATATTTTTGCAGGGGCGTTGCAATCCAATTATTACAAATTCATTACCAAGATTTATGTGGATTATTATTTGAGTCTGGATTTTCAGATTGACGGTCAACAAGTTCCATTTCAGTTTTTCAACCAACCTGTATTAACACCGCAGACGGGAACACAAACCATTAGTACCGTGGATGGTTATAACCAGTTTAATACATTTACGATTACACAAAACTCACCATTTGATTTACAGATACTTGGTATTGCTTACCAGGTAGATGCAGAAATTATATAGGGGTAAAACCATGAACCCAGAAGTTGCATTAGCAGTGATTGGCGGCGCACAAGCCGCGAAAGGTTTGTTTCAGATTAACGCATCGAATGAGCGTACACGCGCCATTGAACTTGAAGCGTCCCAGCGGCGTTTACAGTACCAGCAAAAGACGCTTGCCAATTATGACTTGACCAACAAGATTCTTGATTCGCAAATTGTCCAGGCTTCTGCCCGCGGTGTTGCTTTGAGTAGCCCAAGTCTTGAGGCGACCCAGCGTAATACAACTAATATTGCGGCGCGCTCTGCCAAGAACCTTGAGATTGAAGAAGATATTTTCGAGCGAAACGTTAAGAACGAAAAGAAAAACGTTCAGCGTTCATTGATCGCGCAATTGCTTGGGGACGTGACCGAATTTAGCGATCAAGCCATTGGAGTTAAGAAAGCGTTTGGTTAATAAGGACAAAAGTAATGCCAAAGCTCGCCCAGTTTGACGAAGAATTTCCTCTCTTGAGAGACCAGAAGATAGTCTCCCAAGCAGAAGGCTTTGAAGACCTTGCCAAAGCGGCAGGGCAGGCAGCAGCCGAAATCAGCAAGCAAGCCATTTCCTTGGGAGAAGAAAAAAGCAATGCGAATTTGCTTTCTGCGCATAGTACTTTACAGCAGTTACAACAACACACTGAGCTTGAGCTTGAGCAAAATTCCGCAAACCATGAAAAGATCATTCAGTCTGCTAAAGAGAATGCGAAAAACATTTTGGCCAATTCCTTTGTCAATGAAAAAGATCGCCGTAACCTGGATTACTTATCCAATGGAATGTTGAATACATTACAGTTTCAAGGACAAAAGAAAGCGTATGAACTGAATAAAAACCGCATTGAGTATCAACAGCTCACGGAAGTGCAAGACCAATTGCAGACAGTGTTTGATACGTCTTTCAGAGACCCAAAAGCCGCAGACATTCTGATTGACTCTATCGCCAAGCAAATCCAGTTTAATGTTACCAATGGCATATTCACGCCCGCTACCGGTGATATGCTTTACAAGAGCCTTTCCGCTGAAATAAAGCGCGCACAAGAACGTGGGATTGCGTTAAATCATCCTGATGCGACTGCCGCTACTGTTAACGCAATTAATTCCTATCAGCCTAGTCCCTCACCCGTTGCCAATGCCAATGCGCCGATGGATGGCCATACGCAGGCAATTGCGGTTGATAGACTTGAACAACGCAGTAGCGCTGATATCAAAGCCATGATTGCAAACGGTCAAACAATTTCATTATGGGATAGACGAAATTTACCACCCGATCAATTTAATTTTTATAGCAATTACCAAAAAGGCGCGATGATTACCCAAGGAAAAATCAATGCGGGTACATCATGGGATGAGCTTTTACATGAGCAAAAATCATTTTCTAATAGAACATTAGGTTCTGTTGACCAGGGAAGACGTGATCGGCTTAATAATTATATTGAGAATATTAAAAATGGCGGCGCATTTGAAGCTGTGTCCAACACAAGTGATGGCATAAAGGCACGCCAAGAGTTAGTCACGCAAAATGAAACGATTGAAAGAAATCCTTATTTGATGATGAATGATGAGGAACGCAACAAAGCAATAGGGATTGCCAAAGCAAAAGCCACTAATGATTATCTACACAAGATTCACGCCATCATGACCGGCATGAATATCCCTGACCAATATAAAAACGCTATCCCCAAGAATATTTCACAACCTGTTTTGGATGGCTTTAACAAAGACGCA